TATCGCCGCGCGCATAATCTCGTCCGGCCTCGAACACGCCGCGATAGATCATCCACGGGAAGGTGACCGGGATTTCCTTGCGCTTGTCGCCACGCGAAAACACCAGCGTCATGGTGCGCTCGCCGTCATATTCGATTGCAAGATCTTCGATCGACAGTCCGTCGCGCCCGTCAACCCGGCCCGGCATCAGCACCATGCCATCGGTCAGGGTCAGCATCAATTCGCCTTCGCGGGTGATCGCGGCGCCCGCTACGCCGGTGCCTTCCCGGCCGCGCTCGCCCGGCTCGCCCTGTTGCCCTGGCTCGCCCTGTTCGCCTCTTTCGCCTTGCGGCCCTTGGATACCGTCAGCGCCTCTTTCGCCTTGCGGCCCAGCTTCGCCGGGCTCGCCACGCGGACCGGGTTCGGCTTCTTGTGGAATGGCATTGTCGATTCCTTTTGCTTCGATCGCCTCGATCCGCATCGACAGTGCGCCGAGTTCAGTGTCGACATACTGCTTGACCGTCTCGAAGCCGCGATCGAATGCGGTTTGCAGATCCATCACGCAGCCCTCGCAAACAAGACGCCGACCCGGTCAAGATTGATAGACTTGGATTGATCGCTTGCGGCGGCTTGATCTGGCGGCGCGATGGATGGCGCCGGCTGCGTCGGCGTGTTCGGCGCGAACGGATCGGCCTGCGCGTCGCGCTTGGCGAGCGCCTCAAGCGAATAGTTCTGTTGCTGCAAGTATGGCTGGTCGCCGCCGGTGACCGGCTTGAGGTCGAGTTTCGCCCGTCCCTCGTTCGGCGCCATCACGCCGGCCCCGACCGCGTCCTTGATGACGGTCATCTGCGCCGTTGAGTCCATTCGCAAAAGATTCTCGGTGTCAAATTCGGTGCCTAACCCTATTTCCTCACCGATCCCGAGCGCGTCATCAACCAGCTCCTCGATTTCTTCGATGTGGCTTTGCAGAGCTTGCGAATAATATTCGACATTGAGCGCCTGGAGATTGGTAAACCCGCGCGGCAGCACATCGACCCCGACCTTGTACGGTGGCACATGATAGACACTGCAAACGGTTTCCGCCGACCACTTCAGTTGCTCAATCATCTGGGTTTCCACGGCGGTCAGCGGCATTTTCTGGTACGACATGCCGCCCGACAGCACCGCCACGCGACCGAGATTGACGCGGGAAAACCGCTGCTCCCACTCCTCCTTGATGCGCTTTTCTTCCACCTCGCTGACCTCGCCCGGCGCGGTCAGGATGCCACCCGGCGTCGAATTGTTCTCGAACAACAGCACAGAGGTTTTTTGCGCATTCAGTCCGAGCATGGCAGCGAGCCCTGAGGCAAACACTGGCGGCGTTCCGACCAGCGGGTGGAAAAGACAATTGAAGCGATCGTGAATTATTTCGCGCGCCGGCACGGTGATGTCGGCAATGTCGGCAAGAAAATTGGTGTTCAAACGGTAAAACACGCTGCCGTCGTCGGCGACCAGGGGCTGCACCCGCAGCGGATCGAGCACGTGCATATCCGTGACCACATTGCGATTGTCGCGCACCTTGAGCACGTAGGTATTGCCGCGCGACAGCTTGGACAGCATCCAGCTTTCCCAGAATTGATTGCGTGTCTGGTAACTGTTCGGTTGCCGCAGCACGGGCGAGAACGCCGGGCTGGTCACCTCGCTCCAGATGTCGTCGCCGTCTTTCTCCATCAACTTGACGCGCAGCTTGGCGATGTCGCGCGCAATCAGCGTCTTGCAGGCGAAGTCGGCGTGGAAGCTCGCCGCCGTCTCGACATTGACCGCGACGTTGCGTTGCCAGGCACCGGCGAACGGCTCACGGATGAGCGGAAACCAACTGTTGCCAGCCATAAGACTGTTCACGGTAGTCAACGCCTTGCGCTCGTCAGCCGCGGCGGCCTGACCTCGCTCGCCGGTGAATGGGATCGGGATGCCGAGTATTTTCATCGCTCTGTTCGCGCCTGCATGATCTCGTGGCGCAGCCGGATGTCGCCCCAGCGACGGTCGACACGAACACCAAGAGCTTCCGCCTCGGCGCGCAGTCGGTCCAGTTCATCCGACGACGGGCTGGAAGGCGCATAGCGCGCCATCAGGTTCGCAACCAAAAGACTGGCGTGCATGTCGGTCGCCTCGTACTCGTCCCCGGCCCGCAACCGCCGGGTTCCGTAGTTGTGGGTGCGTTCAGCTATCAACTTCGTCATCTGTCTCCACCGTATTCATACGGATAACGCGGGACTTGCGTACGCGGATGTTTCGTACGATTTATAAGCCGGACTGTGACGAGGCTATTGCACTAGGTCGGCATCAATGACTCCCACTCAATACCGCGCTGCCATCAAGGCTCTCGGCCTCTCGCAAGAGAGAGCCGGGGACTGGCTCGGGATTGGCCGCCGCACCTCTCAGAGTTACGCGCTGGGCGAAACCCGCATCCCCGAGCCGGTATCCAAACTTTTGCGGATCATGATCAAGTTGAAACTTAACCCGAACGAAATTGAAGGAATTACAAAGTGAAGCGTTTGATTTTGATTGCCGCAGCCTTATTCGCACTGACTGCCACGGCCCATGCTTTTGGCGATATTGTTATTGCTGCACCTGAGAAGGACAAACCATACAGAGGTAACGGCGTAGATCACGCTTTCCCTTATGACATTGGCCGTCTCAATGAATCGCCGATCAGGGGCAAGGGAAGAATCAGTGTGAATCACAATGAACCAGCCAACAGTCCCAAAACGTCTGGTTACACGGTTGATGAGATCAACAAGGCCTCGGATTTCCTTGGTAGGCCACACTTGGGTACATCTCGGGTGCTGAGCGATAAATAAAACATCCCGGCATAAGGGGGCGGGAGGTTGCCCGCCCCCAAGTCGGGAGATTGCATCACGCGGTGTGAACAGGCCCACCCCAATTCACGCCGGTCAGATAGGCAACCGCCGACGCACGCATGCGTTTCCAGCCGATGCCATGTTCCGCACGAAACGCGACGCTATTGGTCTGCCACATTGAAACCAATGACGTGGCGGTCGGCGTCGCCGAGCTGCCGGTTGGCGCATCATCCATCTGTAACGACACCTGATCCGAGGCGTCGATCTGAATGCCGTCGTCCTGCGCCAAGAAGATATCCTTGGCATTGCACAGCGCGACGATGTTGGTGACAAAATCACTCACAATTACCGGCATCATGAACAGCGAGCCACCAGTAAAATCGCTCATGGTCGGGAATGCCGGCTGGCCCAGCGGATTGACCATGGTGCCGAGCGCACTCGCATTGATCGAATTCATGATCCAGACGCCGGACGTCGGCGGATTGTTGGCGCCTGTAAATTTCGCCATCAGGCTGCGCACGTCCAGTATAACCGATGGTATATCAGTGCCGCTTGATGCAATCGTCGTTGCGCCGTTGGTGATGCTGGCAGGCTTGATGTTGGCGACGCCCGCATTGCTCGGCAGGATGAACGCCGTGTCCTGTTCGGCGCTCACCACTGCGGCCAGTTGATTGCGCACGATCATGTCCGACTTCGGCGACGAATCGCGGATGTTCTCCATCGACAGCACGCAGATGGAGGCGAGCTTGGTCGGCAGTATTTTGTCACGCTGGAAGTTGAACGAGGTCACGGGTTTCGCGGCGCCTTCCCCCACCCAGTAGGCCGACCCGCCCGCGGTCTGCGAGATCAGCGGTTGTCGCCATCCGATCGGATTGAGCGCAGGCACGTTACCTTCTCCGAAACGACCTAGAATGGTCCTCGGCCGCAAATATTCGAGGAATCCAGCTTCTCCGCCAGCCTCGATTGCGACCAGGTTGGAAGCCCAGTTCGGTGAGATTGACGTTCCACCTGGCACCGCCGCCTTGAAGTAGTGCGCCACTTCGCTGTCGCTGCCGTACATCGATTCCGCAATCTGGTCCTCACGATGGCGGGTCTTTTGCGCCAGCACCGCGACCTTGACACGACGCGTGAACTCGATGCCCTGCTCGAGCTTCGGCGGCGTCTTGACGATGATCGAGTTGTGCACCGGGATGCTGCCGCCATTGCCCGGCGTGGCAACGGCCCGCACCGGAACGGCGCTGGCCGCCTTGATCGATTCCATCCGGCGCAGATCTTTCAGTTCCTCGTCGATGGTTTCGATGTCTCTGGAGAGCGTGTCGAACTCGTCGCGCTCGGCTTCGTTCTTCGAGCGATCCTCTGCGATCGCTGCTTGCTGAATTTCCTCCATTCGCGTCGACTTGCTGACGCGCTGGGCCTCAAACGCCGAAATCTGCTCGGCAATATTGCGTTGCATGTTGCCCTCCGGGCTACCCGCTCTTGCGGGAGGTTTACGCAATGCCGAAGCGCCGGCTGGGGTTGGATCGAGACTGATCGGCTTGCGGCCTAGCGCGGCCCGCTGAGCAGTGTCGACAGAACGGATCATGGTGATGGTAGCTTCGCTGTTCGCCGGAACGGTCACGGCGGAAAGCTCGAGCCAATCCCACTTGGTGAATCGCAACCCGCCGGTGCCCTTGATGGCTTCCTGCTCGAGCGGTTTGAACCCGATCGAAAGCCCGGTGACGAGCCCCGCCTTGATCAGCGACCAGGCACGATCGATTTCGGCGGTGACGCCCTTGGCGATGTGAGCGACGATCTCGATGCCGGCCTTGCTGATATTGGCTTGCGTGACCTGGCCGATCGGCTGCTGTGAATCGTGCTGCCACAACAACGGCAACGGCAGTTTGAACTGCGCGCCATCCGGCTCGACCACATCGGCTAGCCGGTCGGGTTGGGGGCTTGTAGCCACCCCAGTAATAATACGCCGTTCTTCCTCAACCGCTTTCACCGTTAAAAGTGAATATGCCCTGTCCATCGCGATCCTCGCGTCTGTTCTTGCTAACTGCGCGCTTTTTCAGAAAGGCAGAAGCAATATGCGCAAAAACCTCATCGCCCCATTCTCCTAATCCATTGTTGATTGCCGCAACCACCATGCGACAATTATCTGGCGTATATCCGCGTCCAGCGTGTATCTGATCAATGCTTGGTGCGAACGGGTTTTTATGCCAGCCGTTTGGCGGTTTGCCATACTCGAATACAATGCCGGTCAACTCGCATGCATTAGATGCAATTACGCGAGCGCTAACCCACTCCTCAGTAAGACTGAATGGCAAACGTTTCTTCGCCGCACGCAACCGAGCAGAACTGAATAGCGCTCTAACTCTTGCTTCCGGCTTTGCACTGTATTCCGCCGTATATTGACGCAATCGCTCCTTGATCTCGGGACGTGAGCGCCACTGCTTGGTTGCTTGTTTTTCTTTAGCCTTAATGTCGGGACGTGAGCGGAACGCTTTTCTCTTGGCGGCAATATCGGATCTTTGACTATAGGTTCGACGCTTCTCGTTTTTGATCGCTTTTATTTCTGGATGCCAATAATGGGCCCGTCGTTTAGCGTTATAGCAGGGTCGGCAATGTGCTTTACCAACAAGAAAATCTGCCGGTGATTTCGATAAGCCGCACTTTGTGCAGACTTTGAATATGGGAAAATCAGCATTAGGGATAACAGCAGCCATCTCGATCCTCTCCTACAGGGTCGTTTGGTTAGAGCCGGATCGGGATTGCACTCCCGGTTC